TATCAGACTTGATACTGATAAGCGACATAAACTATTAAAAGGCTTTAGAGATGATTACTTAATTATAGGTGGTGTGTTAGATAATGTTTGTAACTCTGCTTGTCAGTTTTGTTATGAAGGATTATCAACTACAATAGGTAGTTTAAAAAAGAACATAATCAAACTAGAAAATGTTTCAGCGTTTGATTCACTACCACAAGAACAAATAGTTGAATTAGATATAAACGGTGGCGAACCAAGTTATAGTAAAAACTATAAACGGTTGTTAAACAACTTACCACCTAATGTAAAAATAGTCAGGATTAATACTAACGGCACAACAGTAATACCAGAAGTAAAAATGCTGTTAGAACGCAAGATTAAAGTTACAATTACTTTAAGTTTTGATGGAACTGAACAGGTTAATGAATATGCACGTTGGCCTGTAAGTTGGAAAAAATGGGACCAGGTAGTTAAAGAGTATAAACAATTAGCACAAGAAAGTAATTTAATTGAGCTAGGGTTTTGGAGTACTCTTAATGTGTTTACTATCTGTGATTTGGAGAATATGTTGCGTTACGCAGACTCAGTAGATATACCGTTTAGTTATGGTTTACTAGAGTTTCCTGAACAACTTAACATAAAGTACACAAATCCATTTACGCAAAGAGCAAAAGAACTTTTCCAAAAAACGGACATATTGTTGCTCAAACAACTTGAACCTTTGGTTGCATCAAGTTATAATAATACAAAAGAACTAGTGGACTTTGTAACAGAGCAGGATAAACTGCGTGGTATAAGTTACCAAGACTACTTTGATATAGAACTAGGAGAATAACATGGCCAAACCATTTGATGTAAGTAAATTTAGAAAGAGTATCAGCAAATCAATTGCTGGACTATCAATAGGATTTAATGATCCAACAGACTGGGTAAGTACGGGCAACTATGCTTTAAACTACCTAATATCAGGAGATTTTACAAAAGGCATTCCATTAGGTAAGGTAACTGTGTTTGCAGGAGAGTCTGGTGCAGGCAAATCATATATCTGTTCAGGTAACATAGTTAAGGCCGCACAAGAACAAGGTATCTTTGTTGTCTTAATTGATAGTGAAAACGCATTAGATGAAAATTGGTTACACGCCTTAGGTGTAGATACGTCAGAAGAAAAATTGCTCAAACTCAACATGGCCATGATTGATGATGTAGCAAAAACTGTCAATGACTTTATGGCAGAGTATCGTGCTATGGCAGAAGAAGATCGTCCTAAGGTTTTATTTGTTATTGATAGTTTAGGTATGTTATTAACTCCTACAGATGTTGATCAGTTCCAAAAAGGTGACTTAAAAGGTGACATGGGTCGTAAGCCTAAAGCCTTAACAGCATTAGTTCGTAACTGTGTTAATATGTTTGGCTCTGCTAACGTAGGACTTGTAGCAACTAACCACACGTATGCTTCGCAGGATATGTTTGATCCAGATGACAAGATATCAGGTGGACAAGGCTTTATCTACGCTAGTTCAATTGTAGTTGCTATGCGTAAACTAAAACTAAAAGAAGATGAAGATGGTAATAAAGTAAGTGATGTTATGGGTATCAGAGCCGCTTGTAAGATTATGAAAACAAGATTTAACAAGCCGTTTGAATCTATACAAATTAAAATTCCATATGAAACAGGTATGAATCCATATTCAGGACTAGTTGACATGGCTGAAAAAGCTGGACTATTAGTTAAAGACGGTAACAGGCTACGATTTGGTGATGCAGAAGATCCAAATGCTATTAAACAGTTCCGTAAAGCATGGGAATCTAATGAAGAAGGTTGCTTGGATAAAGTTATGGAACACCTCAAAAATCAGACAAAAGAAGTAAATATAGAAGATGTTGAGGCAAGTATGGATGTTGCTACTGAAATGGAAATGAAAGCAATAGACGAAGCCGAGGCAGTTCAACCAGAGGAGACCGAAGAATAATGTTGAACGCAGTTGCAGAAATTTTTGAGGCACTAAAAAGCCACATTAACGAAGGACTACACAAAGAAGCCGCTATTGATCTAGTGCATACACTAGTTGACGTACAAGGTGTTAGTCCTAAAGAAATTAGAGACTCAAATCTCATGGAAGATGATGACGTTAAAGATGCTTTATTAGACTATGATGATACTGTTGATGAAGAGGATGATGGATTGGATCCTTGGGGCGATGAGTATGATGATGAAGAGGAAGATGAGGACTATTAATGGGTTGGTATAGTGATGTATCAAATGATATTACTAAAATTCCTGACATGCTGTTGTACTATGAAAACGAGTTACTGACAGCAAAGAAAGAATGTTCAGTATACGGTAAAGTTGAAAAGAATCTAGCAGACTTGCCTGGTATTACAGAACATAGGTTTAACCAATTACAAGAAATAGAAGCAGTGTTAAACTATCTTAACATTCAATTACGTAAGATTAGACGTAAGCACTTTCAAAAGTATTTAGAAGCATATCAACGAGCATTAACATCACGTGATGCAGAAAAGTATGTTGATGGTGAGGACGAAGTTATTGACTTTGAAACACTGATCAATGATGTTGCTCTATTAAGAAACAAATGGCTTGGTATACTTAAAGGCTTTGAAAGCAAAAACTTTATGCTAGGACACGTTGTTCGTTTAAGAACAGCAGGCATGGAAGACATCAGTGTATAGACATCTAGTTGATCAAGAAAGCCACGATCATAGTCTAACAACACTTGACTTACTATTAGGCTACTATGATTTTGTAGAATCTATAGGCACAGTGCTTGACGTAGGCTGTGGTAAAGGGTATGATCTACATTGGTGGGCAACACTCGAAACGGCAGAGGATACACCTAGACCCCTAAACATTAAATGCACTGGCATTGACTTAAAAAATCAATTTGATACATCTTTAAGTAACCCAAATATCACAGTAGTTGAAGATGACATGGAAGATTCAAAGTTAAAGCACAATCAATTTGATGTTATTAATGCACACAATGTTTTACAGTACGCACTAAATCCCTTACAAACACTAGGTCATTGGTATGATCTTTGTAGAGACAATGGTATGTTAATCATATCAGTTCCAGAAAGCACTACACTAGAACGCAATAGAATAGTTGCTGATCAATATGGTCATGAATACTATCACTGGAGCCTAGTAAACTTAATGCACATGTTAGCAGTAAATGGATGGGACTGCCGTGATGGTTTCTTTAAAAAAGATCGTAATGACCCTTGGATACATGCCGCAGTATATAAAACACCTGACTTTAAAAAGTTAGACTACAGAACTACAACCTGGTTTGATCTAGCAGAATTAAACATGTTACCTGAATCAGCAGTCAACAGTCTTAACCAATGGAACTTTGTTAGATTCCAAGACTTAAAACTAGACTGGCTAGACAAAAGAACTAGAGACTTCCGTAATTACTAATAAATATAAACTTAGTAGTTAATTATTAAGTTTAATGTCAACAATACCTCACACAGTAATCAATGTTTTTATAGGCTGGGATTCAAGAGAACCAATAGCCGCGGATGTCTGTGCTTACAGTATATTAAAACACGCATCTGTTCCTGTTAAGATACACTATCTTAAATTAGACGAACTAGAACGTGAAGGTATATTAACACGCAAACGTGATCCAAATGCTTCAACAGAGTTTACCTATTCGAGCTTCTTAGTTCCATATCTTATGAAGTATTTTGGAAAAGCAATATTTTGTGATTGCGACTTCTTATGGACTAGAGATATTAAAGAACTGTATGATCAAATTGAAAACAAAAGTGTTTATGTAGTTCCGCACGAAGACTACGGCTATGTACCTAAGACTAAGACAAAAATGGATGGACAAAGACAGACAGTGTATCCTAAAAAGAATTGGTCTTCAATGATGGCATTTAACTGTGGTAGTAAAGACAGTCAACGTTTGAGTTTAGATGCTGTTAATCGGCAACCATTGAGTTACCTACATCAACTTGAATGGATCAATGACGAAAGCAACATAGGATTCTTAACACCAACATGGAACTGGTTGTCAGGGTATTATGAAGAAAAAGATTGGGGCAAGCCAGGTGCTGTACATTATACAGATGGCGGTCCTTGGTTTAATGA